ATAATCAGCAAACCCTGCTGGTATAGTTCCGACTTCGGTATAGTCTCTATCTGTCATAACAGCCTCATAACTAAAACGCATTCTATTGATTGCAAATTCACTTGCTTCGCTGTTTGCTTCGTCGTGGTCCCATTGATCAATAAGAGGATTAATATATGTAAAACTTGTGTTTGTGCTCTGTCCGTTTTGTGGATGCAACTGAAACACTTGTATACTTGTAAAAAAGTTATCTGTTTTTCCTGGACGGTCCAGTCCGAATCTATTTACACTCGCTGCGCCGGTGTCGTATCCACTGTTTAATCCGCCGGATCTTAAATACGCAGGATCAGATACAGCAGGTGCTCCGGCGTTTTGTTGTACGTGATTTGCATCGCTGTAATAATAATTAAAATAATTTTTCCATAAAAAACTAGTTAATCCAGCATTGTCATCGTGCCATACCATATTAATAGGATCATAACTTACACTAGTTTGGATAACTTTTTTTCTATTGTATTGATTTAGTGTTTCGGTTGCCATACTAAAACTAGGCAAATCAACACTTTTGCAAAGCAGATTTATTTCCCTCTTTGTTGTGTTGTTCCATCCATTGACACTGTTTAGTGTAATATTTGGATTGATGTTTAATACCACATGATAGAGGTATTTCATCTTCGGTGCTAGACGCATGTTGCCGTCAACAAACACCTTCGATGCATGCTGGTAATCGCCTAAGTTTCCTTTCGGACTTAGTGCACCATTAATTATATTATCGAATAAACCGTTAAAAGGATTTGCCATAATAATATTTATCTTTCTTATTAAATGCGTATATAATAAAAAAAGGAGTACACAAAAATGTACTCCTTAATTTGGCAATCATTTTAACTTGTATTAGCCTGCGCCGGTAGCTGCTGTACCAAGCGTTCTTCCAACTTCTGTACCGACTCCGGTGTCTTCTGGAGTTTGTACTGCGTTATCATAAGTGATACTTAATGAAATGCTTACTGGTTCATTGGTTGCATAATTTAGCGTATTATAGTTTGCTTCGTTTACGTAACAACCGTAGCACTCCCAAGTTTCTAATACGTTTGGTGTTAGATCGCCGTTACCGCCGTCTAAGATTTCAATACGTGTTAAGAACTTGTAGTCTGTGCCCGATGCTGCACTTGCTTGTTCCATAAAGTCAAACTGCTTCTGAAGTTGTTCACCAACGAGTTTTTGTACATTGTTGTTAACGTCTTCACGCAAGTTAAGTGATAGTGGGCTCCATGTGTGTTTACCAGCAAGATTAATTTTACTGTTGTACACTGGAATTTCCATGTTTTCAAACGTTAGTGTTGGACGAGTTACGTCCATTACTTGTTTTGTTAATTCAGTTGTTGGTGTCGATACACCAAAGTTTTCTAACGTAACACGAAAGCGATATTGTAACTTCGGCATTAACAAGCCTTGTGAGCTTGCACTGTCGTTTGTTGCTAACGGTACTGTTAGTTTTGATAATGATGAGATTGCCATGTATAACTCCTATTCACAAGTATTTATCATAATAGGGTGCTAAATTAATAACACCCTATTTAATGATTTATAAACCTGCAATTTCTCCTGTATTTTTAAGACGTAGTGGAATGTAGATAAATTCTACTGCCTTAACTGGTTCAATTGCAATATCGACATAAAGTTCGTTACGATCAATTCTATTTGGTGTGTTGTTTGTTTCGTCACACACAACTAGATAGTCGAAAATTGCTCTTAGTCCGATAAGTTCTACCATTAGACTTTCAACCTGCTGTTTGATTTCGTCACGTGTGATTTTATCATTTGGTTCAAAGATATATGGTTTTGCCAGTTTCTTGAGCTGATTACGTAGATATACTGTAAGTCTAGCTACATTGATTCTGTCTAGTGCTCCTGCATTTCTTGCACGAGTTTTCTGACCAAAGACAACCAATCCTGCTCCATTTAGGAATGTAATTGGATTAACATTGTTTTGATACAATGTATCTCTTTGTCCTTCGTTAAGTGCAATACTTACAAATTCGCCTTCGCTATTAATATAACCTGTTGCTGTAGCATTGCTAACACCGCCACGTCTTGTACCTGCTGGCGCAAACCATGGATAAGCAACTTGGTCACTTAGTGCAATAGTGCGTAGTGCCATATGCGATGGTGGAACAACAATGTTGTTTCCGGCATTGTCACTAGTGAAACCGCCTGGGTAATAAACACCTAGGTACTCGTCTCTACTTACTAGACCTCTGTCGTTGTCTTCAGCTGCTTTTTCAACGTTTGTTGCCCAATCGCTAATTGCAGTTGTAGTTGGAGTTAGTCTCAATGGACTATCGCCTACAACAAACGCTGTTAAACCTCTGTCGTAGTTCAAGTTAATCATTTCGCCGATTAGCTCTGGATAACCTGGTGTTGCCATCAAGTTAAAGATGCGTGTTTCGTCGTCACGAATATCTTGGTTTTCATTTAGCATTGCTTGTAGTTTTTGTACTACAACTTTACGCTGTGAATTACGACCGAAGCTGCCTGATCCATCAATGTTGTTTGCACTTTCAGTTACCCAACGGTGTGGATAATAGTTTGCCATTGAATCGTCATTATCACGAGGATTCTCTGCATCTACATCAATGTAGTTGCGTTCGAAACGCTTAACATTAAATCCACTTCTACGTAGATTCCATAATACCATACCTTTTGGATATAGTGCCGGATCTGGTGCATCTGGATCTAAATAATCACTGATTAACAAATCTTCAATCTCGCCTGCTTCGTCACTGTTTGCGCCTGCGTTGTTGTAACGTGCATCTGCAAATAGTATACCGTTTTCAGTTGTTTGATCTGTTTTATCAAGCAATTCCCATTTGTCATTTGTGTAACGATACACTGCTGGGAAGTTCTCAAGATCTGCTGTACTAATCCAAATGTCTCCTTCGACAAGTGCAGTTGTACCATTTGATTGGGTTGTTGGTGCTACTGATGCAACAATTGGTCCAGTTGCATTGTTTGTGCTGTTTGCCCCAACTAAACTATTACCAGTATGGTCGTAGTTGTGATATCCAACCCATGTAGTTCCGTTGTGAATCATCATATCAACTTCGTCGATTACACTGCTGTACCACAATGCTCCATCTGCTGGAGTTGTTGTTGGTTCATTGTCGCTTGCAGTATACGATAATGGTGCCCAGTTAGTTGCATTGTATTGTCTTGGAGTGTTGCTGCCGTCTGTTCCAGGAACATAATACAAGTTTGCAGTAGTTGTATTGTCATTTTCATCAAACACTGTAAAGATAGCACCAATTGGATTGTTTGTACCGTCAGTGATTCGAATTTCGCCGCCTAAACGGTGCTCAATAACAACTTGCCTTTTACTATTGACACTTGCTGTTACATTTGTCATGCCTGCGCCATTAATTGCGCCTGCAAGTGCATCGGCATCAGTTTGTGCAGTATTTGTTGCTGCAAAAGTTATGTTAAATGCTGTACTATATGTAGCAACACCTTTTGTAGTTTCAAACATTGTAAATGTGTTTGATCCTGCTGTAAAACTACTATCAGTAATTGCAGCACTTGTAATCTTTGTACTACCTTCGGCGTTTCTTCTGATTAATCTGAAAGTTGCAAGTGGTTCGCTGTCTTCTGCTAGATTTGATCTTACATATACGCTTCCAACTGGAATGCCAAGACCGCCATTTGCTGCATCTAAACTACTTAATGCTGTTGCAGCATCTGGGTAAAATGGAGCATCAAGAACTGTCCACGTATCAGTGTTTGCTGAATATGTTTTAACATTCCACACTGCACCAAGATTTGGTTCTGTTGTTTTGATCCAAATTGAACCAGTTGGACGAGGATTAGCATCACGTAGTTTATATTCTGGTACACTTGTATGCGGAGCAATTGTTAGCTCTGTGTTATAATATGTTCCAGTTGCAATACCCAACGCAGTTAATAAATCAGCTGTACCCGAAACTACAACACTATCGCCTGCTGTTCCATTGTACATTATTGCCAATCTGCCGTTGCTTGCCATTGCAGTAATACCTGCGGTTGCTAACGGAGCATCGCCGTTGATATCTGCAACAATAGTGTTTAAATCTAAACCAGTTGTTGTTACTGATAATGCGCCTGCGCCAGTATCAAAAGATAAGGTTCCTGTGGCTGCTGGTGTTGGATTAGCATCACCTACAACAAACGGCCATGCTGCTTTCCAGTCGTTGCTTCCAACTTCGACCCATGTTCCGGTCATTGTTTTGTACCATAAACGGTTAACAGAAGTAACTGCTGTTAATGCATAATCGCCAATTGCGCCTACGCTTGCTTTTGGAGTGTACGGAATACTACCAGATGTTTGTGTACTGTCAGTGATAACAATAGGCTTTTTATTAGCAAAAGATTGTCCTGTTGCTGCTGTTGCTGCTTCACCGTTCCATTCAAACACGCCGTATGTGCTATCGTTTGTGTCAAACCAATATGCGCCATCTGTTGCTTTACCGGCTGTTGCAGTTGGGCTACCTGTTAATGCAGCTAAATCCATATCTGCACGAACAACATATGCTCTGTTTGCTACACCTAGAAAACTGTATGCTGCTTGCAAACCGTATTCGTTTTGCTCACCGCCGTGGATTGAATTGTTGTTGTTATCTGTGTAAAATAGCGGATCTCCAAAAGTTTCTGCAAGTTCTCTTTGTGAACTTAATAGATAAACTTTACCCGCATTTGCTTTTAGTGTACCAGGTGCAATTCCTGTGCCGCCTGGATTGGTTTTGTTTTCCTGTGTTGCCACAAAAACTATCGGTGTTGTTCCAGGTTCAGCCGGAGTATAAAAACTCTCGTCTACAATACTAACCTGAACACCTGGTGATACTAGTGCCATTTTTATTTCTCCTCGTGGATCTCAATATACTATTATTTATACGATCCTCTGGAAAAATAGCGATTTTGAGGGGTTATGTGCGTATATAACTCATTAATTGCCCTACATTGAATTCCAAATCTTCTAGCGTACCGTTGTTGTCAATTGTAAAGTCTGCCATCCATTGTTCGAGACTCATGCTGTCTTTTGATTCGGGCATTAGGTATTTGCTACGATCAACCCAAATACAATAATCAAATACACCAGTATTTTGCATTGCAAAGAATTCACGCTTGTTGCGTAGCCCACAATAGATATCGTAAGCAGCAAACATTTCTCTACCTAGAGTCGCTGCATCAGGTACATTATAATCGCAGATAGCATTATACCATTCTGCTCTGTGATTATGCCTGTCAGCATAACACTCTTCTTCATTAGCATATCCATACTTGTCCTTTAGATCGTTATAAATGAACAACTTTGAGCAAAACTTGCTGCTGCTTTCAAATGTATAGTTGTATTTGTCTCGTAGGATCTCGCACACAGTATCTTTACCGTGCCTGCCGTGTCCAATAACTAGTAATTTCTTTTTCATAGTAGTAATGTAACATACTATTTAAAAAATGTCAACCTATAGTAAATCCATAACCAGTGCCGCCTGACATTGCTAAACTAACTTCGGCTTCTAGTTTTTCCATTTCTTGCTGTGCTTCTGCTTTGAGACTTGCACCATTTAGACTTGTGCCGCCTTGTGGACCTGCAATAGTAGCAAACTTTTCTCTTGCTTCGCCTAACATATATTTACAGGCTGCAAGTGTATAATCTTTAATCCACTGCTTTGCTAGATAATCTTCCAATAACTGCATATCAGGACGATACATAAACACTTCTAGCAACACATCTTCGCCGTCTTCTCCGCCTCGTGGGCGTTGCAACACAGTGAGTTTTTTGGTTGTAGTATTCCAAGTAAATTCAATAAACGCACCGAACATGCGTCCTATTAATTCTTGACGTTGTGTAAACAATTCATATGTTGCCAATCCGCCCATGCCACTTCCGGCCAATAGATATGCGTTTGTATAGGCCAAGTTAAACGGATCGTGCGTCGACCCTTCGCCTGCGCTGCGAGATCCTACACTGCGTCTATATATTTTTTGAACTTCAACAATTTCGTGCGGCAACGTATAATCATTTTGATCCTCAAGCAATTTCAATGTTACATATGCTTCTTCGACACTGTGATCACTGCGCATACGATATCTAGTCAATGCTTTTTGCAATGCTGTTTCGTAATGTATAGGATCAAGTTCGACATCAACCATGCCGCCGCCTAGAAAGGCGTGTACATAATCAAATATGTGTTGTTTTGCTGTTGCTAAGTTTGTATCTGCCATTGGTGTTCTCCAATAGTATTTATCAGCTAAATATAACTATGCCAAGACTAAGTTTATACAGACCAAATAAAACACAAGATTACGAATTCCTTGATAAAGTTGTTTACGAACAATTTAGTATCGGAGGAACAGATATCAATGTGCACAAATATTTAGGTCCAGCAAATCCTTCAGATGCAGAAGCAACAGCTGATCGACCGCAATACGATGTAGTTAAAGAAACTAATATACAAGATATGTTATTCTTAGAAAACCGAGATCGCAAGTATGATCCAGATGTTTATAACATGCGAGCAATTTACAACGTAAGCGATACTGATTTTAATTTAAGCCAATTTGGTTTGTTTTTAAGCAACGACACATTGTTTATGACAATACATATTAACAGCAGTGTTAAGACATTAGGAAGAAAAATTCTATCAGGCGATGTTATTGAATTTCCTCATATGATGGACGAATACGCATTAAATGATTATAGTGTTGCACTTAAAAGATATTATGTAGTTGAAGATGTTACTCGTGCAGCAGAAGGATTTAGTCAAACTTGGTATCCGCATTTGTATAGAGTTAAATTGAAACAAATCGTGGATTCGCAAGAATATGCAGAAATATTAGATTTACCAACTGGTGACGAAGAAGGAAATACACTGAGAGATGTATTAAGCACATTTGAAACCGACATGCAAATTAACAATGCAGTGATAGCACAAGCCGAAGTTGATGCACCACTTAGTGGATATGATATAAGTCATTTTTATACATTACAAGTAGACGAAAATGGAAACCCAGAAATTATACAAGCAGACTCAGGCGATTTAGACGCAACTAGCGGAATCACAGCAGACAGAATAAATCAAAAACCTGATAGACATGGATACAAAGGATATTTGTTAGGACTTGACAGTATCAACGGAGAAGTGTTTGGAAGTGGTATAATTTTTCCGACTGATAACAGTACAGGCGATTATTTTTTAAGAACAGATTATATGCCTAATAGATTGTTCAAATACGAT